AGGCCAGGGTTTTCCCGATCAAAGGTTGAGCTAAGCCTTCTGTACATTCTTGCCGCAAGGATCGGATCATCTAGATCCGGATTCATTGTCTGCTCAATGTTGTGCTGGAACTCATGAGCCATGAGCGAGAAGATATTTGATCGGCTCATGCCCCGACCGGGGGTGAAGTTTGTCAGCTCGCCAAGTTTATTCGCCTTGGCAAGCCTTCTGCGATTTCCCCTTCCAACGAAGTCCCTGTTGATGTTGATGGACATATCGCGTGCATCCGCCAAGCCCATCACTTTTCCGAATTTGTAATCCGGATCAAGTGCCTTCATCTGCTCGTTTGTGCGCGCTCTCACAGCCCGAAGGTCAGCCTCTGGGAATGCGGCTAAAAGGTCTGCCGCATTGTTCTTTACTTGCCTACGGGCTAGGAAGCCCATTCCCTCAAGGTCAAAATCTATGCGCGCCTTAGCGGCTTTTCTCTCTGAACGGGATGCCCTAGGTATGGCACCGATAGCTTCCGCTCCATACCCACCCTGACGGCTGATGGCCTTTGTGCCACTGTCAACAACAGCCTTAAGTGGTGCCGCACCAACGCCTAGGCCGAAAATGCTTAGGAGGGCACTTGAGCCAAGCCCACCAACCGCTTCAGCCGTTTTACCTGCCTTGAAATTTTCATACTGTGTTGCGTCTTTAAGTGCATTTCTGTATGCATTGACTGTTCCTGTGTCGATATCCGCAGAGGTAGAGAACCTATTTCTGCGGCGGCGGGGATCGTCATTTATTCCCAGTAGGTTATTTACAGCCGGTCCAGCACCAACGAAAGGTGCGGTACTGGAAGCTGCCGACTTCCAAGAATCTGCAACACCGGGAATCGGCATCCCGTTCGTGGCTGGATCGGCACCGCGCTTGAGAAGGGGATCATTATTCTCAAGGAATCTGTATGCATCGCCAAGGCCAACTAGCGGCGCTACCCCCCTGGCTAGTCCTTGGAGATTCTGTCTAGCATACGTTTCCGCCTTAACCAATGAGGAACTGGTATCTTTCCAAACCTGTTTTGCGTTCTCAAAGAAACCGAGTTCCTTTTTTCCCTCGTCAATGAATGGGCCATACTTCGGTGATGGCCTGAATGCCTCAAGTAGCATTTGCTTCTGCTGCTCAGGATCTTCAGGTATTACTAGTCCACCGGTCTCGTATCCGCGAACGAGACCACCGTTATTCATTGCATTCAGGTGGTCTTCGCCATAACGCTTTACCGCATCCGCTCTCATGACGAACTCGCCATCGGAAAGCATTGCGGGAATGGAGTCTGATGTTCCAGTTCCAGGCCCGGTTACCTTGCCGCCACGCGCATAGCCGGTAACCTGCATGTAGGAAAGAGCGGCATCGAGAAGCTTCTGATCCTTCGGCTTCGACGCATCATTCTGCGTATAGATAGCACCAGGCGCACCGCTCGCGTAAAAGATCGACTGCCAAATGTCGGCACCCTGATCTGTCTGCTCACTCATTCCGTCAAAGAAGGACGCAATGTTCTGGTTTGGATCAAGACTTCCGGGCATCTGGTCGGTGTTACGCGAAAGTGGGAAGATGCCAGTCCAGTTCCCCTGATCGTCTATACCCCTTGGGTTCAGCTGGCTAGACCCAATTGCGGTAGAGAGGATCGCCTGAGCTTCCTCTTTCGTGTATCCACGGCTTCTAGCTTCGGAGAGAATCGCCTTTGCAACGTCCTGCTGCGAACTCTCAAGTGTTAGAGATCCAAGCGTTGATGGCTGCGCGCTTTGGGAAAGCCTGCTCCGCTGATACTCCTTGGCCCTTTTAAGCAGATTCCTTGCAAGTGGTTCATCGCCACGCGCCTTGGCTTCCGCCGCCGCCTGAACGAACTGCTGAACTATCGCCGGGTCCGGGCCTGGGTCTACTGTCGGGTCTGGATTCTCTTCCGGTATCTCACCTGGATCTCCCTCAAGCAGCTCATCTTCTTTCTTTTCGGGCATACCGTCGAAGATGTTGTTGATGGTGTCGATGATTGCGGAAGCGTCAATCCCAAAGAATCCGAGAATGCCGGTAAGAAGAGCCTCGCCAATCTGCTTGAGCAGATCCATTGGCTCAATTGGCAAGTCTCCGTAAGGACCAGGGATCGGAGCGTTAATGCCTGGGATCAAGCCTTCGTCATCACCACGCCTTCCCCTCTTCGGTCCAGTCACGGCACCTGGCGGTGGAATCAGGGTTGAGATATCCGGCATCAGCGGAGGCGCTGAATCACTCAGCAGCGCAGGGTTAATCGCCTCACCGGGCAAGTGCATGACGAATGGGAAGTTTCTTCCCGCAGTAGCTCCTTCGCCAAGGAGGATTCCATCATTCCTATTGGCAGCTTCAAGATTTCTTCCATCTGGAAGAGTCATAGAAGTGTGCCCACCATTGGTATCTCTCCAGCCAATTGTGAGATCGCCAGGTCCACCTGGACCCTCTACGAAGCCTCTTGATTCAAGAGCAGCTCGTTGAGTTGAGGTTCCAAAAATGTCTGAGTTTAGCGGCCTGCCGGTAGCAAGGTTTGCGACATATGAGGCAAGGCTTGAGCAGTCAAATCCATTGACTAGCGGGTTATCCGAACCTGGGTGATGACCAGGGTGTCCGCCTCCATAAACATACGGAAGGCTATCCGCAAGGGCGGCAAAGGCACTCAGCGTCATTCCACCTGGGGGTGGAACGATTGCACCGGAACTTCTAGTTGCCGGTGTGCTTGGTTGACCCATTGAAGGCGTGCCAGGTCCACCACCAGTTGGTGCGCCAGGTACGGGGTCGCCAGGGTAGATGACACCCGGAATTATGGGTTCGTCTGCACCGCCAGGTGGAGCGGTTGGATACGTTGGGGATAGTGCTGGGGATACCATTCCGGGCAGCTGATCGTAAGTCGGGATTCGACCATTAACGATTGGCGGCACGACTGTCGGAGCTGGGGTGATCGCAGCAGGCGGCGGCGGCGGCGGCGCGAACGGGCTGCCATACGGTGCAACACCGGGAGAGCTTTTCGCCCCACCGGGACCGGGCTGCCCCGCGAAGATGTGCGGGTAACCATTCAGCGGTGCATTAGCGACAATCTCGGACTTCGTTGGCCTCTCGTCAAGAAGTACCGGAATTTGATTTACTCGCGGTTTTGAGTACGGGCTGTACGGGTTGTTTTCCTCATCAATGAATGGTCCGTACCTCTTCGGCGCGGGAGGAAGTTGAGGCAATTGGGAAAGAGGGGTTGCGTTATATCCAGCAGCTCCAAGCCATTCCTGTGCTTGTTGCCACCACGGCTTATTCGGGTCATAAGGTGTTACCGGCCCACCAGGCGCGAACTTCTTGATACCAGCTGCCGGTGAAGAAGCAATGCCCGTGCTGTTGTTCATCCGATTGAGGTTGTCGTGCCCAATCAGTGATGCAGACTTCGCGTTGATGACGAACTCGCCATTGCTAAGCATGGCTGGGATGGAATCGCTAGTGGCCGTCCCAGCTCCCCATACGGAACCACCAGAAGCGAATCCTCTTGGCTCAACGTACTTGTCGAGAAGGTCTCCACCGATAGATATGATGTACCTACCAAGATTGCCGGTAGGCTCCGCGCTTGCGCCAAGGTCTTCTAGCCTTGCCTTCTGCTCTGGCGAGACGTTATCCATTACGAAGGAAACGCCATTACCATCCGGCTGCCACTTAGCGTCCTTGGCACCCGTAAATGGATTATCAGGCTTTAGAGTTGCATTAAATCTTGCTTCCTTGACGTTATCCCCACCAACTCGGAATCCGCCTTCGGTAGATCTTTGGTACTGACCAAGTGCAACGCCTGGAATGCCAGCACCAACTAGATTCTCGGTAGCCGTGCTTAGGTCTGGAAGTAGTCCAGCCTGATCCATAAGCTTTCTGTTTACGCCGCCCGGATCATACTTTCCGCTAAGCGGGGAATCCTTGAAGATTTTATCTTGTGCAGCCCTAAACTTGGATACGGCATCTTGATCCCCGTTGATAGCCTTTGCGTAAATCTCTTGTGTTACACCGGCCTGCTGAAGCTGCTCACCGAATCTATTCCATTGCTCATCTTTACCGGCCCTGATTGCGTCAAGCGTGCTCTTGTCTGCGGCTTCCAGAACCTGATTGATTGCGTCAAGGTTTACCGGATTAAGTGATGCGCCAAGCGTTTCGTTACTAATGCCAAGCTTGTTCGCGGCAGTGATTGGATTAGCTGGTATTTTCTTGTTATCGTTGCCGGTGATCGAGAATTCTGAAGCCTGGTCTAGCGCCTCACCGATTGCAGCTTGGGTTACCGCACCAGTTGTTGGGTCGATTTGATTCTGTAGAGCGGCTAGCCTTGTCCTGTGGTAATCCGCACGGTCTGCCGCTCTCTGGTGAGCGTCGGCAAGTTTGTCCAACGCGAATACGAGCGCGACCGAACCCGCAAATCCAGCCACCCCTGCGATTGCGTTTCCGACGTTTGATAGCAGTCCAAGAAGTCCACCAAGCCTTCCTGCAAGACCCTTGTTACCGCCAGCGCCAACACCAACTGCGGTGTAAACCCTGTCGATACTTCTGGCTAGCCTCGGGAACTTTGGCTCAAGCCTGTCTACCGTTCTAGCAACGAAACCTGTCGAACGACCAAGCCTGTCTGTAGCGTCCGACGAGCGATTCATGGACTTGATAACGTCATCGCCAGCTGCGGCCTGAAGCTTTGCCGCTTCTTTAGCCTTGTCCTGTGCGACCGCTACACCCTCAAGCGAATCTTCAAACTTATTGGCGGCTTCAAGATTTGTTCTGCTAACCGATGCCTGAGTCCTGGCGTACCCAACTCGGGATTCGTTTACTTCACCCTCAAGCCGGGAAATTCTCTGCGCGTCGGCAAGTTGGTTTGCAGAAGATCCGCTCTGGATCTGCTCTACTTCCCTGAGCGAACTCTTTACCTTTTCCTTGTTATCGAGTTCGTTTCGGTAAGCTTCCTGTTGCGCTTGGCTGTATCCTCTGCGCTGTGAATCCAGATCGGCCTCAAGCTGTGCAACACGCTTAATGTCATCAGCCTCGCGTACAGATGCCGCAGCGGTCTGTTCGTAAGCGATCCTTCTTGCTTCCTCAAGGCTCCCCTGCTTGCCATTAACGGCCATGTTCAGGGCTTGAAGATTTGCCTCTTCATCCTCAATCCTCGTGGCGAGGGAGCGCAAAGCACCAAGCTGCCCAGATGATGCACCTCCGCTTGCGTTCGCTGCGGCAACGATTGCGTCCCGCTGGTCCGTGAGGTCTTGAACCAAAGCGGCTTGCGAACTACGGAATCTCTTTAGTTCATCAATGCGATCAGTGAAACCTGTTGCAGGAGAAGTGAATGGAACAAATCTTCCCTCTTCCTGGCTGTAGTAACCCCTAGTTCTTGCTTCAGAGTCATAGAAGTCATTGGTGTTTTGCCACTCAACCGAATCCCTGCTAACAAACCTTCCGCCAGCACCGCGAGTAGTGGAACCCCTTCCGCGTGGCTCATTACTGGCATCGGTTGGAACACCGATATTGCTTATGAGGTCAAGGTTTCGCTTATTTGCAGCAGCGGCTTGTGCAGACTGTGCAGCCTGATTTCTTGCAGCCCTTAGCTCATCTTCCCTAGCCTGAATTCGTGCAGCGGTCTGCTCAAGCTCTATCCTGTTCCGGTTTTTCGCTTCGGCGCTTACTATTTGTAAAGAACTGGCTTCACGTCTAGCGTCGGCAAGGCTTATTTCGGAATTCTGCTGAGCTTGCCTTCTTGCCGAATCTAGCTCTTCCTTCTTTAGATCGACTCGCCTCTTTGCTGCCTCAAGCTCTAGCTTGCCCTGGCTTGCTTTTGTGCTTTGCTCAATCTTTGCGAATGCCGAAGCGCGTTGTGCAGCAGCAACATTTGCGTCCTCGGCTGCGCGAAGCTCCCTAGCCCTCTTTAGCCTTTCGACGGCCTGGGTGTCACGTTCCTTCTCCTGCCGAATGACCTCTTCGTTAAGCTTCTTTCGCTCTGCGACTGCTGCCCTAAGCTCGGCTCTGCCCGCAACAAGCGGGTCCCATATCTTGCCTTGAACAAAGTTCATGATCGGCTTTAGGGTTCTCAATCCCGCGTAGAGAAGGAATAGGTTCTGCGCCAGAACCGCATTTCTTTCCAAGAAGTTACCCAAAGCGGCAAAGATCGGGAAAGCTCTCTCCGCGAATGCCCTAGCTCCGTCTCCAATTGCTTGGAAGATATTTTGAATACCGGGTAGAGACTTCTTAATCTCCCCTACGAAGTCTTTAGCCTCGGTGATCCATTGCGTAAGTGCGCGCTGACCGGCTGGTGAGGAAAGTAGATCCGCGTACTTCTTGAGCTGCTTCTCTACCGTGGTGGCTAGTCCACCTATGTTCCCAGTTGCTTTTTCGTAAGCACTTGTGATTCCACCGAAAATGGAGCCAATGCTAATGAGCGATCTACCAAGGGAAGAGACAAGGTTTAGACCTTGGTTGATCCATCTCTCAAGGGAGCCATCTTTGTCTGCAAGGTCGATGAATCTCTCAAATCGACCAGCGACAGCATTGAATGCGGTAGCAAGACGTGGAAGGAAGCGTGAACCAACTTCCGAAAGTTTAAGGAATCCGGTGATTACCGAATCAAGCCCAGGCTTAATCATGTTCAGCGCAACTGCGGTGCGCTCAAATATCTTTGAAATGGAGTTAGCATTGGCATCCTTGCCAAGGCTGTCAATGATTCCCTTGATATCGTTGTTCAGTCCAGAAGCTACATCCTGCATACCCTTCCGGAGCATGGGGAGACTCTTCTGTGCAAGATCTGTGACAGCTTTTCCAAGACCATCAAAAAGCTTGTCGGAGACGCTCATCTGAAGCTCTTTGTATGCGTTCTTCATCGAAAGAACTTGCACCACAAAGTCTTTGGCGTTTGGAGATAGACCCTTCATTGCTTGAAGGAACTTCTCGCTAGCGCCAGCGGCTTCGTTTTGGCTCTTTGTGAAATCCTCAATCGCGGTGTTCAACCGGTCAACGGAATCCCTGAAGGTTTCGGACTCGGTAGCACCCTTTTTGGCAGTGTCGTAGTAGTCCTGAATATCTCTCTTGGACTGCCTTACGGTTTCGCTCAGCTCAAGCTGGGCACGCTTCTGGTCGAGGATCGCTTGGCGGTAATCGTCATTCGTCTCAAACCCGCCCTTGTTTACTCTTGAGTTCGCCTTGCGAAGGTTCAGCTGCGCCTGCTCAACGCTTAGCTGATTCTGGGAAAGCTTGTTTTTCTGGTCCTCGATCTCACGGTTCGCAGCCTTCAGCGCGTCAACAACATCACGCTGAGACCTTTCGAGATCCCTAGTTGCACGCTCATAGCTTCTAGCTTTCTGAGCTGCATCTTCCATTCCATTGCTGGACTGCTTGATTGCTTCGGTAACGCCAGCGATACCCAACGCGAAGGTGCCAACGGAAGCTGCCAAGCCAGAGAAGAGGCCGGGGAGAACTAGCGCAGCCCTACCCAATTGGGTAACGGCTGTGGTGAGGGACATGAGTCCCGAAATGAGAGAGGGAAGTGATGCAGCGCCAGCAACGTACAGGTTTACCCTGACCGCTTTACTCCAAGCCGAACCCTTCCAGACGTGTTCAACTCGCCTTAGCTGTCTCTCGACACCACGGATGGAGTTCTGATCCAGCTTTACCTTGAGGTTGATCGCGTTAAGCTCTTGGCGCTTTCTTTCGGCTGCGATCTCATTCCGAAGGCGGGTAAGGTCCGGGTTTACCTTTACCTCAACCCTTGGGGGATTCTTTTTTACATCCGAATTGAACTTAGTCCAGAATCCCTTGGTTGAAGGCCCAACGGCAATTGCAATGCTACCGGCTAAACGTGCCATTTATTTCTGTCCAGTAATTCTTTCGATGGTATTTGAGAGCTTGTCATCGCTTCTGGCCCAATACTCTTTATGGCCTGGAATGTCCGGCCTTGGGACGAATTTCTGACCACCCCTAGAGGCGATCATCTGATCTTGGATATCCTTCAGCACGGAGATTTCCGCAGTCCACCCGAATAGCGACGGCTTTTTACCGTTACGCGCAACCGGGTTATAGGTTTTCACCATTTCATCAACAACATCAGGGTCGTTGAGATAAGCGTCTAGAACAGCCGATCCTTCAACCTTCAAGAGGCGTTCAAAGAATCGCAGAAACTGTGTCCAGGGGCGGGTAGCCCTGAAGTAATCGTAAGCATCAACACCTAGAAGGTGTTGGAAATCCCATTCAATCGCTTCCCAGAAGCGATTGACAATCTCGACTACCCGCTTTGGGTAGGGAAAAAATGGGTTACATAAGCCTTGTTGAACTCAGCCCACAACTGAGGGGCTTCAGGTCCGAAAAGCTCGTCAAGCTTTTTGTAGTTATCTTCACCGAGAAGAATTTTATTGCTATCCAGCTCCGTCAGGGCTGACTGTGATTCGTCAAGCTGAGCCTTGGTGGGGCAGTGAAGAACGATATCCTCAGTTACCCGAAGCGGGTCCGGAACCTTCACTTCGCGCATCAGTCGCTCAAACAGAGTCTCTTCTGCGGAATCGGTTGCAGTCTTACGCGGTGCCATATTCAATCCTCTCCAATTGGATCTATTTTTTTAGGTGGGTGGGGGTGGCCTTTAACCGGGCCACCCCCACCCGGTAGTAGTGACTTAGCTGAGGGTGACCGTCTGAGTGGCGGTCAGTGCGGACGAAGCACCAGCAGGCAGGTAAGTAGCCGTGATGGTGGTGGTGCCAGCGGTAGCGCCCACCGGAATGCTGATCTTGCCGTTCGTGTCCACGGTCGCCTTGGCGGGGCTGGACGACGAGTACGAAGCATTGACGGTGTAGTCGATACCGTTCTGACCAACGAGCTTCATGTTGCGGAAGGTTCCAGCAAGCGCGGTGGCAGTACCGGTCAGGTTGGCCGCGTAAACCGCGCCGCCCTGGGTGGTGCTGATGGTCGCGGTCAGCGCGGTGACTGCCTGACCGAAGCCAGCGCGAGCGGCAAGATGGTTCCAGCCGGGGCCGCAGAAGCCCTGCGCCACAGAGAATCCCGCAGTGGAATCGCGGAACGCCTTGAAGGTCATCTTGTACGAGAACGCACCGTTGTCGCGGATCGCCTGGTTGTCAACGCTCTCAAGCTTGACGCGGGGCATGATCCAGTACATGAACAAATCGTCGCCGTCAACATCGTCCTGGCCGAGCAGCACTGCGCGGTAGTAGATGTTCTTCGGCAGGCTAGGTGCCTGGATGACGATTCCGCCCTGCGCGCTAGGCACGATGGTATTGAGCGGGGTCTGGTAGAACTGCTGCAAGGTGGTGATGTTCGTCTCCAAGAAGTCGGCCATGAAGGTCACGGTCTTCTTGCTGATGATCGAACGAACCGGGTCAGCATCGCCATACGCCTCGATATCGGTCGAGGTATTGTCGTTGCCGATATCGACACCGGCACCCTTCTCGATGATTCCCGCGCTGCGGTAGTCCGAGAGCGAAACGATATCGCCAGTGGTCGGGCTTTCCAGGGTGGTCAGGACCGGGGCGGTAATGGGGGCGAAAAGCACGGCCAGGTGCAGGTTGGCAAGAACCAGCTCCTGCTTGGCCGAGCGGATGGATTCAAAATCGGTTGGCATTTTCTTCCTTAAGAGGGGAGATTATTCATTATCTGTCGGTAGTAATCCGGAGAAACGCTCCGGTCCTGCCGAACCAGAATTCGGTAATTTACGGAGACGAACCTGTCATCGACATATTCGTCAAATGCTTGAACGGGTCCTACCCATTCCTCCACAGAATTGATCTGCGTAAGAGTCCCATCCTTTCGGGGAACCTTGAAACCGCCTGAAACTGCTGCCATTACTTGACGCACAAACCCGATGAGTTCCCATGAATCGTGTCGATTCTGACTCAATGCTCCGATTTGCACGACGGCGTGGTCGAATGGCATTCCATCTACTGCTGCGCCCCCGGCACGGTGGACCCTAATTACCGGACGGGGATCTATGTAATAGTCCTCTACTAACCATGTTACTACAGGAATTTGTTCACCGAGCAGCCAGGAAAATAGATCGCAAAGGAGATCTTCGATATCAACGAAGCCGCCTTCATACCAAGATGGAAGAGATAAGTCGTTATTGGACATTTATGATTTTTTTCTGCGCCTGCGAGGCTTTGAGGTATTTTTAGGAATTAGCGGGTTTGCAACAAAGCGACCCCGATAGCTTCCCCTAAGTTTGGAACCCCTACCCTCTGGTACATAGGAAATGCCGGGGATATTTACGCCCTGTGGTTGGGCAAAGGCACCAGCGACCTTAGCAACTGCTTCCGCAAGCTGTCCCTGCCCAGCCCTTCCCCTTGATTTCTTTCCGTACTCGATAAATCTTGGATAGGGCTGATCCTTTTTCTTGTTGTAGCTGAGTGCGTTGTTTCCTACCCAGCCCATCCACCGTTCTTCCATGTAGGTTGCAGATCCTGCACCGCCGCCTTCGGCGGCGATCCAGCCGCCACGCTTAACTACCCTGTAGGCACCGCGCTGGCCCTCTGCATAGGCAACGGCAGCTTCATCGACGTTCTCAAATCCATACCGAAGGTTTCCGGTTCGGACTGGAAGCTCGTTCTGGTAGGCAACCCATACTTTGTCAACAACATCTTTTACGGCTTTGAAAGCCTCTGGTCCGTTTAGCCATTCTTGCAACGCAGGGTTTGGAATCGGGATCATGACTCTTCTGATCCTTAGATTCGCGTCCCATTCGTCATAGGGGCTATCGTCTGCCATCAGCCCATCACCGTCACATGAACCATGTAGTAGTCGAAGTTGTGACCGGTAACGGGATGGTTCTCATCCCATGACCTATCGCCAACGACAGCGTATGTTTCCTGATTGAATTTGAACCTGTCCCTAGCCTGTAGCCGGATCGCGGCCCTGCGGGGACAGAAGATAACGGTAGACATTGAGTCCACTTCCTCTGCGCGATCAACGGGATTCGCTGAACCCCATTGAAAGACAACATTATCTATTGTTCCGATGAGTTCCTTATCCCCATCGCCGTGGCGATCTTTACCGGTAGAGCGGTAAACCTCTATGGTGTGCCCACCACGGATCTTCATGGTCGAACGGTCCCCCCATATCCGGGGTCCCACTCACTCAGGTATGGCATAGGCTCGTCGTAAAGACCTTCGGTCATGTAGATGTAGCCCATCGCCCAGCGATCATCTTCTCGACGGAACGACATGGTGTACATCGAGCCGGAAGATTTTCTATTCAGGATCGCCATTTCACCTGGGGTGAAAAATAGCGGAGGAACTGGTGCCCTAGTTACGGACACCGGACCCATCGTTTCCGAAATAACGCGGTCGGGGTTGTTCATTTCCCTTCGGGAAGCTGATAGAACAACCCCAACCACGTCATCCGGTGGTAAAAGGTCCGTATTGTTCCAATTCTTCTGGCCTATGCTGCGCGCCCACGCGCTGACAACCTGAAGGACCAGATAAGCCTGATCCTCTTCTGTGCCAGCGAACGTGGTCCGCATGAACGTGGACAGATCCTCCACGCTCACTAACGGTTCAGAAGAAATTCCCATTTACGAGACAGTGACAACGAAGTTGGCAGAGGTCACACCGTCGATAGAGGCGGTGATGTTGGTGGTGCCAGCGGCAACACCAGTGACCAAGCCGGTAGCGGAAACGGTAGCCTTGGCCGGGGCAGAAGAGACCCAGGTCGCGGTAGCCGAAACATCCGAGTTGTAGTTAGTGGTAGCGGTCAGCTGCGAGGTCTTGTTTGCACCAGCAGCGGCGGTAACGTCGGCACGGCCACCAACAACGACACCAGTCGCGTTCAGGTGGATCTTGCACGCACGAACGAAACCATCGACGGGATCGACAACGGACTGGTAACCAACGAAGGTGTCAACCAGGCTGCGGTCGGTCGTCGCGGAGTAGTCGTAATCCATCAGCCAGCGGATAGCCAAACCAGCTGCGGTAGCAGCGGAGGTAAAGCTTGCGCCACGCGGCGCAGCCGGGGGGCGGGTAGCCATGATGAACGCCGTGGGATGGAAGAGGAACGCATCCTGATGCGGAAGGGCATCCGAGACAACGACATTCAGGCCAGCGACACTACCGATGGTAGCGTCACGAAGCGCCGAGTTGGGCGCATCGCCAGTCGCATCGTAACGAATGAACTGCGGGTCCTTCAGGAACGCAGCCTCGACAGCGGAACCGACAACGAGAACGCGGCCAGCGCGGTCAACGTAAGCGTCGTTCAGCTTGCGACGAGCCTCAACGATTGCAGGCCACAGGTTGCCTTCGGTGGTGTTGACGACGTGGTTGTTCTGCGCGTAGTTCGCGCCAGAGATCGTCTCAACGAGTCCGTTTTCCAGATCCTCTGCAACGGCGCGGATCTGACGGTTCAGGACCTGACCGGCGAAATCGGTGATATCGAGGGTCAGCTCTTCGTCTGTGAGAGCAACGGCGTGGTAAACGTCGTGATCCAGGGTGACCGGGATTGCGTTCTCGGTCAGATCCTCGGTAACGAGGTTACGGGCCGCGCCAGTCCCACGGAACGAACGGCGGTGCGCAACGGTGCGAGCCGGAACGCGAATCGTGATCGTGTCTTGATACTTCCCGGCGAAATCGCCGAGACCATTCAGCCAAACCAGCTGGGGGAGAACGATTTCGCGCTGAAGCAGCTTGATCGCAGTATCCACCACAACTGTAGGCTTGATAAAGCTATTTGCCATGGTTGTTGGTTAATCCTTACTTGTAAGCGCGGGGTTTATCCACTCTAATTTGCGGCCCACGCGGGATTTTGGAGACAATGGAATCGGTGTCGGGATCAGGGTCCTCAGTCTCTCCACCGCCGCCATAGAACGCGCTTTTAGCGCGAGGCGTCTTTTCCTTGCTTGCTTCCCTGTCAGCTTTCAGGCCCAGGTCTTTGATAATGGAGTCCATGTCGTCTGCGATTTCTTCAGCATCATCGCCCTGGACTCTCTTCCAGAAGCTCTTCGGTAAACCCTTCTCGCTTGCAAGGTCAGCGATCAGATTTTCTCTTTCGAGCTTGGTAAGTTTTTCGTCTCTTTCCTTCAGCGAGGAAAGTAGCTGATCTCGCTCTTTTTCCCAACGCTCCGCGTCAGTTGATTTCTCATCCTGAATCTTGCGAAAGTTTTCCGACTCAGAGACTCTTTGCTCGTAGTCGGAATACTTCTTGAGCAGTTGATCTTCCTGTCGCTTTAACCGCTTCTGAAGGATACGGTCAAGCTCTTTCTGGGAAATAAACTTCTCTTCATCGTCACCACCGTCATCGACAAGGCTCCCAGATTCCTCTTGAGAATCTTCGGGGCGTTCGTCAGCAGCTACAACGGCTTCTTCGATATCGTTTTCCATTTTATTCCTTCCGCAACTTTAATGGCGTGCGTTACCAAACCGCCCCTGATGGGCGTTAAGACGGGTTGCTCAATCTTCGCTATCGTCGTCGTATTTGAGAACCGATGCGGTCCATGACTTGGCGGCATCGCCGCCCCAGGCTGCCCAGGCGACACGTCCCGGCGAGGGATACCCCTCGCTACCGGGGGACCACCCCTTGCCCTTTTTGTCAACTTCGTGTCGAGCTAGGTAGCTAGCGATACGACCGATGGTTTCCCTGCTCACCGCTTGGCCCCGCGCCAGCTGCGATGCGCGACCACGACCGGTTGCGGTGAATCCACCACCGGCATGACCTTCTTTTATCCATGCAAGGGCGCGACGGGCCTCGGCCTGAACTGCTCTAGGTGGTTTATAGTCCATTTTCGATGAATTCCAATGGAAGGTTGGTTAACCTTACTAATTAATAGTGTATCAGTTCTTAGCTAATAGATAGGAATTGTGCTGCAATTACAGAAATCATGACCAACTGCAACGGCGTTCATTTTCTTTTTTCCATCAGATTTCATGATTGGATTTGTTAGAAATAGACACCCGTTGCAAGCGGTAGGATCTGCAACACTAGTGACACCCCTTGCAAGAACATCACTCCGTACCAGATCCAGTACCATACCCCTACCGCCATTGAGGACAATCCTCGTTGCGGCACCGGTTGACTTACTAAAACCCCTCTTCATCAGGTCAGATGTGTCATCTGGTGTCATGCCCTCAAAAGATCTACCGATCACCCATCCAGGCCCGGTGACCTTCATCGAGACCATGATCCGAAGGGATGTGTCCCTCTCCGCTTTCTTGTGCATTCCGAATGGCCCTAGCGGGTTTGGCTCCCCAAGGTCCAATGGTTTCGCTGAAGCGAGTTGGGTACTCCGATAATTTTTGACAAACTCCGCAGCGACATATTGACTCGCCAGGAAGCCCCTCTCGACTATCGGTCGGACCATTTTTAACCATTGCGAAGTATCCCTCACTAATTCATGTGGATTTAGGATATTCCAAACCGGGCCTAGCTGATCCACCACATTTCGGGCAATTAACTTCTGCTCCTGGTGGTGGAGGGATACCAAGTCCATTAGCTACCTCATTGGATAGTTGGCGAAGATCCGAACTTGGGCGGCGTTACGCCAAGAACCCTTCCGGACCTGTTTGCCCTTGCAGCGTCTTTGACAAATTCAGCACTACTGTCCTGCTTCTTGTCCCGTGCTTGCTTCAACCCTGCTTCGGCCTGCTCCATCTCGATCTTCGCTCGCTTGTCGCCAGTACCCGGGGTGTAGCCCTGGGTGAACTCGTCCCGCAAGTACTTCGTCAGCGGATCGTTGTCCAGAACCATTTCCTCCATTTCCTTAACGTCCGTTGCGTCGAATCCTGGGATAAACCGCCACAGGAACTGCTTCGGCACGCCAAGCTGCTGCGCGATCTTGCCGTAAGCATCTGCCGCCTGCGCGAGGGATCGAACTTCCACGTCCTGCCAGGAGACCCTTGAGCTGAAATCTGCCGCAGCTTCGGTGTCACCGGAAATGGCTGCCGCAAGGCGAAGCATCCTAGAGTGAGAAACACCCATGCTGGTCTGCTTCTCCAAGAGCTTCTGCGTTGTCTGTGCGCGAGAAGCTGCCAAAGCCTCTGCGCTTACGTTGACAACCTTCCCGGTGAAAAGGTGAGAGGGAAGCTGCAACATGGAAGCGAGTGATTCCACATCGCTCTCATGCGCATCAATGAAAGGCTTCATGTTCGTCTCTGGGAGAGATCCGAACGTCACATTTGGGTCACTCGAAACGAGAATGTCCTCCTGCGAGAGCTTCCTCTTGTCCTCAGTCCGGTTAACGTCATCATCGGCCTGCTCTAGGCCGGTAGCGGTACGGACTTTCCAAGAGTTGTAGTGCTGGACAAGGAGTCTGTCGTAGTCCGTCTTGTCGATCCTCGCGGCCACGGCAATGACAGGCTCAACGTCACCGATGCACCTTCCATCGAGATCCATCTGGTTGACGTAACGAACAATCGGGCACACCCCGATTCCATGTTCGACAGTCCTCACGAAGGAGAACTTTCCGTCCATACTTGGATTTTCAAATTCGTGGTAGCAGTCCTCGTCATACCAGCGCCACGTCTTGTTGTCGGGCATCCATTCCAGCGCCCAAGTCGGGAAGTCGTCAGAAACCGGATCTTCGTACATGCTGAAAATGCGCTTCGGGCTTACGCCACGGATCACCGGCATCGGCCTTCCGGTGAAGTCAACTCCCGGTAGAACGCGAACGAAGCTGTACCCGAAACCGATAGCAGCTCGATGAACTGAGATCTGGTGCGCTGAGAAGTTGTTAGCGTTCCAGATATCCCAAGAAGAGGAATTGTCCCTCTTGTCAGGAGAGCGGTATCCATCGACGTACATCGCTTGCGCGAAGATCGAGACGGCTAGGCCAAGCCATGGTGAGCGCGAAAGGTCCAGAAGTGACCTTTTTTCGAGATCCCTAGGCCCAACGCGAACGGAGTACGGCTGTCTGCCGTCCATCCACCCGCTCAGCTTGTCCAGGCGCACTTTTTCCTTGTGCCACTTCGGATAAACCTCTTGGCTGATGTAGACGGCCAGCTTCTGGCCGCTTTCACCGGATGGCGGCGCGAGAACGGCATTTCTTACCGGATCTTCACCACCATAGGGAGGGGGATTCAAAATTTCGGGCACTTACCAGATCCTTCCGCCAATAGGCGCATTCATGTGCGCCAGGGTGGGCTTTTTAGCCTCTTCAATGCCCCGCTCAGCGAGGAATTTGCTCATTCCGTAGTGGGCGAAGCAAGCCGAAACAATCGGCGTTATATCCGCGCCTGAAGTGTCTTTTCTGGAAAAGCCCCACGTTGGACTTTCGCTACTTCCCTCTCTAGATCCGATGTTGTATCTAGTCGAGTTGGCTAGTGCCGCGTTAACGATTGGATCGTTAAGGTGGACAATCATGCCGTCACGAACAGAGTCGTGAAATTCTCCTGTTGCTCTACCGATTTCCGTCTGCCCAAGGATGATTAGGTCAACACCCTCTTGCTGAAGCGGTGCGATCAGAGATCCGGGTGCGCCGCCGCCTTGGATAGCAACTTTCACTGGTGGTTGCGTTGACATATTCAGCTTCCTGATGAAGTCAACAACCCAGTCTGTGCCCTTCGCGGTGTAGATGACCTCAAGCTGCCTTCTGCCATCTTCGGTAATGCCGCACACTGCTATGGAAGCCCTGTCGCGGAAGGGGGAGATATCAATTGCGGCGACTATCTCATCGCC